AGTTGATGTCATAAATCTAATAGCATTAACTTGGTTAGATGCGATTGTATAAATGATTGCATCATCATCAGCTATTGTACCACCAATGTTTGCATCCATGTTTTCGTAATCACCAGACTTTGAAAAGAATATTGTTTGTGGTTGAGATGTTGTACCTGCAAAAACTAATCGTTGTTCAAAAAAGGTTACGCAAGAAGGATGACCTGTAGTGTCAGAAAAAGCACCTAAAGACCAATCTGCTGATGCAGTAGCTGATCCTAAATCTTTTATAATCTCTACTGTAATATTTGTTGTATCTGCTCTTGCAGTAACTTTCATATAACCATCTCTAAAATTAATTAATCTTCCAATGTCAGTTGCTAAAAATCCACTACCACCATTTATTCCTGTAACTGCACTAGCAACTACAGCAACTCCTGTACCTACTGTATGTGATGCTGGATTTAAAGTTGTTGTAGTAATGTTAGCATCCATAAATGGACCATTCGTAAAATCTACATCTGTTAATGTCCAAGCAGTATGACCAGTACGAGATAGTTTTTCTACCTCATGTTCTGGATGCGTTATGTACATGACATCTGCCGATTGTGCGAACTTAATATCAAATAGTTGTGCAGTAGTATAAGGTGTTGTTAGTTCAAAAACTTTGTTAGCTACACCACCAGAACTATAAGCAGTAAATGCTGTGCTGTTTATATCTACTCCATCTTTGTCTTGTAGTTCAAATGTATTGGTTGTTTTATTTGAAACTAAAAATCTTTTACTATTAACTTCTGTCATACCTACAACACCAGTAATTAATACTTCGTCTCCATTTTCATAACCATGTGATGTAGCAGTTACTACTGCAGGATTGGCTTGTGTAATTCCAGTTATAGTTTTATCTCCTTCTAATACAGCACCACTATCTTTGTACACTCTCATTTTTAAATTAGAGAACTCAAGCATATAAGTTTGTGTTGTTGAAAATTCAAAAGGTATCAATCTTGTTTTGTTATCGCTATCAGCTACTTCTGCTACAAATGTAGAGCCGGGTCTACGAGCTGCTGAACCATGTGGGTATACTACTAAATTTTCTAATGTTGCACAGCCAGATGTATATTTAGTTAAGTCAGTTCTACCATCTAATCTTGGCGATAGCTCACCACCTGTAAAATTTGTAAGTTCAACAGCAACCCTAGCCATTTATTAAAACCTTGAGTTTATAAATGTACTTGCATCTATTTGATCTGCCATGCCTAAATCTTGATCAACATTTTGACCTTCAGTTGAATCTACAAATCTAGCATCTTTTAATTTATCTTGAAACAAATTATACATATTTGTTGCTGTAGTATTATTAGAAGTAACTGCAAAAGCAATATCAGCAGCTAAAGAAGCAGATAAAGTTTCTCTTAACAATTCATCATATTCATTAGGATCTGTAATTCTACCAATGTATAATATTTTCATACTAGATGTATTGCTTAATATCTTTCTACCTTCTACTTTGTAGTTTGAATCATAATCTAATATTTTAAGTAATCTTAAACAATCTGCTGGTAAAGTATAAGCATAACTAAAACCCCATGCAGGAGCATCTGTGTCTGCTGCTAGTTCAACTCTTTTCTGTAAGCAGTTCCAAGGATGTGTTCTAAATAAACCATCTCTTACTTGGGTATATCTTGAGTTGCAAAGTCTTGCGTTTTTTGAATCTTCTGTAAGTGAAAGAATAGTTGTTGCACCTAACTGATTTAATGCTCCATTACAAATGTCTACTGTTGATGCCATATCACTTCCTTATAATATACTTGCGTCTTATTTGTCTATCTTTTTCTAACGCAAATATTTCTTCTTCTGTTCGTTCTTCTTTAGTATCAAAGCCATAATGATATTTAGTATCATGCTTAAACCTATCTACTAACACATACCTATATACATAATTATCTTTTTTAAAATGTAATACAGGTTTTAAATCTTGTATTTTTTTCATGCACTCTAGGCGGCTTCCACTCTCGCTTTCACCGCCTAAAATTTTATTTATTAGTCAATTACATATAACATTTGCAACTGAATAGTACCAGTACCATTAGCACCTGCTAATGTAACTGTAACTGGAACACCATCTTCGTTAGCATCTGTTACTGAATTTTTACCTAAAGCTATAGTGTCAAGAGCTGCAACACTTTCAGCAGATGTTGACGCAGCCGCAGCTTTGTATTCATCCACATCAAGAGCTTGTGCAGTTCCATCTGCTTTTGTATGAGCAGCATAACCTACAGAAATAGTTGTACTAGATCCTAAAGCATCATAACTAACAGCACCAGATAATAATCTAGCACCATTAGGAATAACAAACATAGTAATAGTAGATTGTTCAGCACTTGCTTCGTATTCAGCAAATGCAACTCTTACTCTACCAGAAAGTTCGTTAGTATTTACTTTAACAGAAGGTGTACTAGCAATTTTTGCGTATTGTATTGAATTAGCCATATATCTATCCTCCTATTATGATTCTGTACATTGTACTTCAACAACTTTAGCTTCTTCCATTCTAGTAGCACCAATGCTCATGCAGTAGTACACTTGAGTGGCATAAGACTTGTCGCTTCTTTCGTCTATTCTAGCATTGACATCTTTGCCAACACCTAAAGCGATTCCATCTTGTGCAAAAGCTATACATGATCTAGTTGTGCTAGATAATGCTAGTCTGTTTGATACAATGAAATTAAAACCAAGGAACGAGTTTACTTCACCATTTGCCAATGCTTTGACAGTGTTGAAGTCAGAACTTGTTACTTCAGTTGTTCCTAAAAGATCAGTGATCTGCTTCGGAGACACGATAATGTGTCTAGGAATTGAAGGATCTACATCACCTAAATCAAGTGTCTGTTTTGCAGTTCTTAATTTAGCGATAGTTAAACCAGTTGAACCATGTACGATTTGATTCGCATTTGATGTACTAGTTGATCCTGTTTCACCAGTGAACGCAGTTCCTAGTGCAGCAGAAATGATCACATCATCCATTGCTCTACCCATTGCCATAGCAGCAGCTTGAGCATAAGATGAAGTTGGATCAATTAAGAGCCTTACTTTGTCCTGTTGATCTATTAGATCAGCAAATTCATAATCCGCAAGAGATACTCTTCTTCTCGCATGAGGAGTATCTATTTGTGGAGTGTCTGAATGTCTGCTAGTTTTTTCAATAGCAGTTACTGAACCAACTTGATCGAAAAAAGCATTTTTTCCAACCACAGATTCAACACGAACTTTGTCTCTTAATAACGATCCCATTTGTTGAGAAAGCATTTGTACGTTTGCAGAATACTGCTGTACAAAAGCTGTAGTTATATTTGATGACATAATTGTCTCTCCATATTATTGTTAAGTTAAAATAATCAGAAAGGTTCTCCACTAAATAATAGTAGGCATCTCTTGGATTTTAAGTCTTTTAGACTAGAAGTCTATTCCTTCTTGTCAGTAAGGTTCTTGCGAATTTTCTTACCTACTATCCAATTATAATATTTTTCAGCGATTGGCAAGGGATCATTTTTCTGAAGTTCAGATCCTGTCTCCTTAACCAACCGCAATACTTCTAATCGAATTTCTTTATCATTAAGATTATTTATCTGCATTTAACATTTCTCTTAATGTGTAAACTTGTTGTACCATTTTATCATGATCTGGATGTTGCTTATTCCAATAAGGTCCATTAGTATCATTAGTAATAGCCGATATTTCAGATTCAATATCTGCAATCGTATTTACATTTTCGCTTTCAGTTGCAACAATTTTATCTTCTGACATCATTCCTGCTATTTTTGCAAAGCCTTTAATTATTTCTGGATGGTCTCCAAGTCTTATACCATTTGATAAAGTCATATCTAAAATTTCTGGATTAATATTAGCTTTTGCTAATGCACCAGCTTGTTTAACTTTACCCTCAAAGTCTCTACCCCATTCTTGTCTTAACTCTTGTTCAGCTTGAGATTGAGCAGTTTCAGTATCTATCTTTGCTTGTTGTGCAGAGCCTTCCATATTATTTTTATAAAACTCTAATATACCTTGAGCTTGTTTATTATTTAAACCCAACTTATGTGATTGTTCGGCAAAAGATTTAATTGCAGTTTCATCAAAAGGAACAACATCTGATTTTGCATCTAAAGCATATTTGTCTGGAGATTCTGGTCTACCTAATTTTGCGTAGGCTTCATCCCATGCTTCTTGAGTTGAGTTATTTGTTGGTATTGCTATTTTATCTTGACCAATCATTTTAACTGCATTGATATAAGATTTAGCTAAAGCATCTGCTTCAGTAAATTTTTCAATGTTAGGATCATTTCTATAAACTTCACTAATAGAATCTTTCCAAGATGATGTTTGTGGTGCAGGAGTATCTGCTCCTTTTACTGCAACTTGTGTGGCAGTTGGTTGTACTGTTTCTGTAGTCGCTTGTTCTACAGGCACAGTTTCCTGTGTTATCTGTTCATTTGACATTTTTATTTTTCCTTATCTTTTCGTAGCATTGATTTAATAAATAGAAGAACACTACGTTGTCCTTCC